CCTGCCACAACGTCTCCATCCTTGATTGCGTAGTCATAGCCATCCCAAGGAGTTCTGCGTGACGGGCTAATGTTTGGGTGAGAGCCAGAAACGTCTGCGAAATCAGCCCGTCTGAATCGTCTTCGACCGTTGAAATCGACGAAAGCATGCAAATGAGTCCCGCCATCAACGTGAGACTCTCGACCGATGATACATTCTGCTCCAAGTTCAGTAAACTTTGCAACAACTTCCCATGGATCGAGGTCTCCGCATTGACTGTAGGTGAAGAGTCCATATTTGGCGTAAAAGTCAAAAGTCATGTGATGTCACAAACCGGAAACTGGACAAACTAATATTATAGTCCAGTGACGGTGACACCGCTCACTATAAATACTTCGCGCATCCCCTGTGTGCGAGTGGGAAGTGTCGCAGACACCGTAGGGAACTTCATCACGAGGAGGGGTAAGCGACTAATGGCCTACAGCAAATCAAGGCGGTCTGCCGTCAGACCGCTTCGCCGCAACAGCCGATATGTCAAACGTGGCACCACTCGCAGGTCTACCGCTCGCCGTTCGTATCGCCGCCGACCAGTCAAACGCTCCGGTATGGGTCGACGCAGGATTCTCAACATCACGAGTCGAAAGAAACAGGATAGCATGCGCAGCATGTATGCCACACCTTTTGGAGTCGAGAGCACTTTGGGACCAATCATCATGACAGGGGATAACGATTACGAGTTTTTGTGGGTCGCCACTGCCCGCGATAACGTAATTTCCGGAACGGAGCCCGGTGTGTTCCAGCAATCCCAGCGCACTGCCACGTCGTGTTACATGAGGGGCCTTTCGGAAAAGTGGGAAATCAGTACCGGCTCCCCTCAGCCCTGGCAACATCGTCGTATTGTGTTCACGTACACCGGTGATCAAATCTACCGGACCAATGATGTTGGACCTGACATCCCGGAAGGAGATGGTGTCGGTGCCGTGTTCAAGGAGTTGAGTTCCGGCTATGCTCGCGCGTTTGTTGATCTGCATGATGTGTCTGACTCACGCTCGGTGTTCATTGGTGAGCACCTTCGGGATTTAGTCTTCAAGGGTACGCGTGGCAAAGATTGGCAGAGTTTCATGACAGCAGGCACCGACAATCGTCGCATAAAGATTATTTCCGATAAAACTACCAATATTCGGTCCGCGAATGACAGGGGTATTATTTCAAAAAGGAGGTTTTGGATTCCAATGAATCGTACATTGGTTTACGACGATGACGAGAATGGGGCGTCCACTCATAATTCACCTTTCTCCGTCGATCATGGTAACACCCTTGGAGATGTTTACATCTATGACATGTTTATTTCTGGGTTAGGCGGAAACGAAGATGATGAATTACAGCTGAATGCGCAAGCTACTCTGTATTGGCACGAAAGATAGAATCTCCTACGTAAACAAATTGACAATTTCCCTCCATCCATTGAACATCATCCTCATCCAATTCAAGCCTAGGGTCCTTGTTGGATATCCATATTGAGACTCTTCCCCACTTAAACAGCATGGGTTCCCTGTACAACTGTTTCACCATGAAGCAGGACTGGCATCCAAGCCAATCCTTGAATCCTGGGAAGAACTTGATTCCTCCTCTGATATCGTCGAAAACAGCGTAATTGGCAGTGCTTCCTCCGGCAAGTGCTGCTCCACCGCTGAATAGTCCTCCAAAATAGATATGGGCACCCAATGATCGTGCCCAAGTGGTCTTTCCAGTCCGGGTAGGACCCCAGAGAACAAGCGATTTGCCTCTGCCTGTATACGTGTGAGCCGAGCGAATGCGAGCGAGAGGAGGCTTGCCTCCGGAAGGTCCCCCGTGGGTCCGGCTGAGGACCCCAGGGAGGGGGACATGCTTACCTCGTTGTCCATCCAGCGAATCATCAAGTCCCCTGCACCAACTCTCAAGTTCTGGCAATGCTTCAGTGCAGAAGCGTGCATCGCCTCTTGTTGGTCCGTCGTACACGTAGTCAGGCTCAGCATACTGCCAGTCAGCAAACTTTGATAGGCTGGGAAAACTTCTGGCGAGATCAGCAGGAGCAAGTTCCCTGCAACGTGCCCAAAACTCGTCTCGAGTCTCTGCAGATATGATTGTGCTCCATACTTCATCCTTTCTGCAAACATCAGATCCGGGTCTCCTTGGGCGCTCGAGCCCTCCTGCCACAACGTCTCCATCCTTGATTGCGTAGTCATAG